TGGATCAGTTTGATGACAGGGCTACTGCCTTTTTGGGTTATGATCCTCGTGATGATGAATGATATGCTTTAGCAACTTTAGCAACTTTAGCAAGGAGAAGCGTTATGAATTGGAATGCTGTAGTTTGGTTTATTCTTGGCTGGGCATCGGCCGCTGTTTTTTACTGGCTAGTCTAGCCCAGTTCGCTCTGCAATTTTATTGACCTGCTCTGTGAGTTTTTCGAGATCGTGGCTGGATGGGAGTTCTTCTAACTTTTTGGTTAGGACTTTAATTGCATTCGCTACGTTGTCTATGGTCCCAGCTATGTTGTGTCCCTGATATTTTATTTCCTCTATCAGGTCTGTGGTCGTTTTATCCCATACCATCGGTTTTCTCCTTTTCTGTTATTTTTTTTAGAGTTTCTTCAACCTCCTCTAGGCTCCAAGATTTTCTCGGGTGCGCTTTCACGGCAGCAATTAGCTTGCGAAGAAGCTTGTTATATCTCAACCGGTGTTCATGGTAGTTTTTATCTATTTTCATTTTTTTACCATTTAAGTTTTGGTAGCGGCCCTCTTATGTGCATGTTGTGTATGGCGTCAAACTCTTCCTGGAATGAGGTCTTGTTTTTCTGGGACTGTTGGTAGGCGACTATGGCTTCGTAGATGTCCACGGTCATATCCATTGTGACTGTGGTGAACTTATCTGCTGATAGTATCGGCAGGGCTATCCTTTTGACGTATAGGTCCTTTCCCTCGCTTGTCTGCACTACGATTCTGCATCCCTTCATTGGCTTTCTCCTTTATCATGTTTAACATCCACTCTATCTCGAGTCTGTGCATCTTTTTACCAGCATGAAATCTGGTTACGATATCTGCGTAGATGTCTTCATCTGACGTATTTCTGATATCGTTCCAGCTTTCCAGTTTGTCCCATATGTTGTTTTCTGTGAGTTTCATTAGCTCTCCTGTATATAGGGGGTTTTGATTCTGTACCTATATATTCATGGCACTCAAAACAAAATCCATTGTCTTTTACTTTTGGGTGGTAGCAGAATCTTGGTCTTCCGTATCTCATATTACCCCCAGATAAAATATCCTGTTCCTAGTCCTATACAGAACAGGAGTGCGTGGAAGAAGAGGTCTACCAGCCCGGCTATATGTTCTCTGGTTAGTTTTTCGTCTTCTTTTTTATCCATTTATTAAAACAACTTTCTGAGCCAGTTATGGAAGGCCATAGCATACAAGAAACAAAATTTTTCCATATGTTTGGGCCTGGTCGCCCTTTTTCGTACCATGATGTGACTGATCCGGATTCAACCCATTCGTTGTATCGGGTTTTGGCGTATATTGCATCGCAGGTGTCACAGACATAATAGTAGAAGTTGTGGTCGAATATTTGGTCTATTAATACATCAACCCGATTTTTACAGATATGGCAGATTCTCCAATCTGTCACCTTCTAGCCCCTCTTTTCGTTGTTCTGGCTTTTCTTCTTACTCTCCGGGGTTTGATTGGTTTTGGTTTGCTGCTTACGTGTGGGTTGTTAACCGTCCCATGACTCGGCATATGCTTTCTCCTTTGGATAGTGTCCGGTTTCTTCGTAGTGCATTATTGCAAATAGACCCCATGCAGCTTTCGCAATATGGTCTTCGGTTCGATTTCCTGCTTCCCATTCATTCAAATGTGCCTTCAGGTGGTTCATGGTGATCGGGAGTGGAACCCCTTTCTCCCAGTTCCTGTCTCCGTGAATTCTTGCTCCCTCTGCGTATATGATTGCCAGTCTTTTTATTGCGTGCGGACTTATGAGGTCGTGCCTTTCCCCGTCTGGCTCCGAGCTTCTGGTGGCCCCAGTTGCGAACTCTCTTAGCGGATCGGCTGACGGTTCCTCCTCCTTCTTCATTATTAATCGTTTCCAGGGGATGTCCTTCTTCATTTTTGCTCATTGTTTTTAAGGGTGACTGTGCTATGGTTTAGATTGAACAGTTTGCAGTTTACTATCTTTTCGTAAAGATGTCAATTTTATGGGCGATTTAACTAAAAACTTTTCTTCCAGAGAATTTGCCTGTCGTTGTGGTTGCGGGCTCCAGAATATAAGCATGGAGCTGGTAGACACACTCCAATATGTTCGTGATAACTACCCTTCTCCTATATCTATTACCTCCGGGACAAGATGCGTTGAGCATAATCGTAATGTTGGGGGATCTGCTTCCAGTTCTCATCTGACCGGGCCATCAGGTTTTTCATTGGCTGTTGATATTTCTTGCCCTTCCAGCGCAAGTCGGTATATTCTTTTAAGAGCTCTTATTGTTTATTTTGTGAGGATCGGTATCGCAGAGAAATTTATTCATGTGGATATCGATTTTAAGAAGTCCGGTGGGGTTTTGTGGACTTACCCGTATAAAGAAAAGGAGAAGTGATGGAATTATTAGCTGCATTTATGAGTCAGAGCGTTTTGGCTCAGGCTGGTGAAGTGGTTCTGTTTGCCAACGCGATTACGATGGCTATGCCGACGCGCTGGAAAAACAACAAGGCGATGGACATGGTATCAAAAGTATTAAATTTCTTAAGTATGAATTTGTTTAAAAATAAAAACGCGGACGATAAAGACGCGGACGATAACAACGCGGACGATAAATGACTGTTACTGCTATTGTTTTAGCTCTTGGTATGATTGTTTGGATTATATCCGTAGTCCGTAAGGGTGGGAAGGATAGCGCTGCTGCTGATCTGCTTGATTCGGCGAATCGAGATAATGTGGCTATGGAGGAGTACTTGAAGGATGTTCGCGAACAACAACATAAGCAAATGGCTGATATTCGCACTGGTGATGATGCTGACCGCTTGCGCTCACGCGGGCGGGGGGACCCTGAGGACATTTGATCGTCCGTCTGATTTTCCTTCTGAAGTGAGTTTTCTTCCTCAGAATACCGGGAGAGACAAGGTGTGGTGTGTGAGTGATGCGGATTATGTCAGGGAAACCCAGCATATTATTTATCTTAATCATGTTATTGATCGGTACGAATGTCAGGTTGCGATCAAGAATGGGGCGACGAAGTGTAATCTTCCTGCGGAGAAATGATGAAACAGCTTTTTAATGATGCAATGGTGGAAAATCTGCTTAAGACCGCTGATCGTAATTTCCAATCTTCTGAGCAAAATAAGCAGTGGGATGACACAATGGATCTTGCTGCCAAGTCTGCTGATATGCCTGATGATAAAACCGCTATTCAAGAATCTTTTGATTATGTTTATGATCGCCTCGGAGGGCATGAGGCTTTTTTTGAATGGGCGCAGTTTAATCCGAAAAATATGCAAAAGTTTTACGAATGGAGAGCGAAGTCTCTTCAAAAAGAATCTGCGGCCCCTGTGTCTGACGGCAAGGTGGTCATTAACGTGTTAAATTATAATGAGCCTGCAAATTCCATTCAATTACGAGCCGAGGAAGTACCAGTTGCCCCTGTTCCAGGCGTTCGATCGGGGGATTAAGAGAGCTGTTTGCGTCTGGCACAGGAGAAGTGGAAAAGATAAAACTGCCATCAATCTAGCCGCAAAAAAATCGTTGGAGCGTGTGGGTGGGATTTACCACTTGTTCCCAACGGCAAGACAGGCTAGAAAGGCTATGTGGGATGGGATTGACCGTGATGGCTTTCGTTATATGGATCATTTTCCAGCCGGCATGTGTGTTGGTAAAAATGAGACCGACATGAAGCTTACGATGGTCAATGGCTCCTATTACCAACTTGTTGGTGTTGATATGGGGCTTGATTGGCTTGTTGGGACGAACCCGGTTGGGCTGATATTTTCTGAGTGGGCAATTATGAATCCCAGGGTTTGGGATTTGTTGCGACCCATTGTTCGAGAGAACGATGGTTGGGCTTTGTTTATTTTTACTCCTAGGGGACAGAATCATGGCTATCAAACTTATCGCCTTACTCGTGACGATCCCGCTTGGTTTACTTCTTTACTTACCGTTGACGATACTCGCCGTGGGGATGGGAGTTATATCGTATCTCCTGAAGATATCGAGGCAGAGCGTCGCGAGGGAATGAATGAGGACATGATACAACAAGAGTATTTCTGTTCATTTACAGCGGCAACTCCTGGGGCGTATTTTGCCGTGGAGATGCGCAGGGCTGATCTGGATGGGCGGGTTACGTCTGTTCCGTTTGAGTCTGCTGTGCCTGTTGATACGTGGTGGGATCTTGGGATGAATGATAGTACTGCAATTTGGTTTTCTCAATCTGTTGGGAATGAGATTCGCTTGATTAATTATTTTGAAGATAGTGGTGAGGGGCTTCCGTATTATGCGGGCAAGCTTTCTGAGCTTAGACATAAGTATGGTTATGTTTATGGGCAGCATACAGCTCCGCATGATATTGAGGTCCGTGATTTTACTACAGGGAAAAGTCGGCGTGCTGCAGCCCGTTCTCTTGGCATTAATTTTCTCGTCGGCAAAAGGGTTAACGCTAAAGAAGAATCTATCGATGCGGCCCGTCGCATCTTGCCCAAATGCTGGTTTGATGATCGTAAGTGCTCTCAAGGGCTTTCTGCTTTAAGGGCATATCACAAGGAATTTAATGACAAGTTGCAGACTTTTCGTGTTGCTCCTGTTCATGATTGGAGTTCTAATGCGGCGGATGCTTTTATGGAAATGGCTAGGAATTATCAGAATTACAATGAGACGACTTTTCAGCAAACGGCTGTCTCGCAATATTCAATTTTTGGAGGTTCTTGATGGATTTTTTCTCTTTAATAACGGCTGTAGGGTTTAGTCCCCCGAGTATTCCTGCGCCTCCTCCTCCTGTGGCTCCGCCTCCTATTGCAGAACAAGAGGATGCCAAGAAGAGGAAGCAGCGTTTGGCAAAAATATCAGCTCGTAAACGGGGGCGACAATCATG